ATCCACCAGGGGGACTCCCTCGAGACGGCGGCGATGGCAAATCGCCGCCAGGTTTTAAGGAACGAAGTATAAGGCTTTTCGACTAGGTATTCGTTGTACCTAGGCGTAGAATCAGGGGAAGCATCCCAACCCTCGTCGGTTACGAACTCAGGAATCCACAAAACTAAGGTGGACCTAAGCTCGCGCCAACGGGCTACCATTCCCGGAACGCTCTTCCGTGTGACCGCGCGGGCTGAAACCCAGCCCTCGCGTAACATGGTAGACCGCACCTCGCAGATTCGGCGGCACACTTCTTGGATAGGGGGGTACTTTGCCGCGAGGCAAGACCCGTCGACCCCAAAGGCTAGGGACATCTCCTGCGAGATGCGCCGCACAGCCGATTGTCGAATTTCCTCGGGATCACCGAGGGGGACCCAATCAAGTGGACCGTCCTTACCTGCGAGGCGCGTGGTGAAGGCAGAGAAGTCCTTGTCAACCTGCTTGGCCGCAGAGCGGTCAAACATGTTGGCAGAGGCGTCTCTCCACACTCTCTCGAAAGATGTCAGATGGCTAGTCTGACCGTAGAGAAGTGTAGCTAGAGCGCGTAAATGAGATGGGGGTACGCGTCGAGTAGACGGCGGTCCGGCCAAGCCGGCGCCGCCTAGCTCACGAGGGAGGTAGGCAGGAACGCCCATACCTTCGAAGACGTCTGGCAGACGTCTGCGTAGGGTACGGGCGACCGCGTGGACCATCCGGGGGCGGAAGTGGTTGAGATAGTCTGTCTCAGCCACTCCAGCCAGCCACCAGTCCGGTGCCTCAGGGGCACCGTGGCCGAATGGCGCGTCGCCTACCACAAGCCCCTTTAAGGGCATGCAGTGGTGGGCGCGAGTCCGGGTGATCCGGAGGACCTTAACGGTATTAACCAAGATCCTCTTGCGGTTCTTCTGACCGCCTCCTCTGCGAGACACCGTGCGATAGATGGGGACTAAACCATCCATCAGCGTCTCGGGCGTACCCGCGAAGTCCCAAAGGACTTCGAGGAAAACTCCCCTGTTCCGGGAACGGAAGTGTTTGCCCTTGGAGAACTGGGCGCCAGTGCGAAGCATCGCTGCCTCGTAGGCGTCCAGTGCCCAAGGCGTGGCTACTCCCAGCAAGTCGTCTCCGCAGATGCGGGCGACGGCTTGCCGAGCCACGGGACCAGTGCTTGCCAGGGTAGCCTGTTTCCAGGCCCACCCGTGGTAGAGGCACAGCAGCGACCATGTCGTGGGCAATCCCATAAGGATGCCCCGTTTGGTCACTGCCGTCTCGCCGTCTGGCCACGTCACCTCCACGGGCCCCGTCCCAAGACGGAGTCCGTGGAGTTCTGC